TTAGTACTTCAATTTAGTACTTCAAGATGTTAAGTGAAGCCGCGGTATTCGCTATGCAGTGCATATACTTCGCCAAGAGGTTGGGGTCGGTAATAATATGCGATTGTTCGGTGGAAGTTGTTAATGTGTCATCAAAACGTAATCCAGTCCCCACCGAAGCCCCCGTGAGCGTAGAAGTAGTCGTCCAAGTGCAATCTATCGTTCCCCCTCCGCGATTCTTCCCATAAAAGAACTGGAGATTGGATGGGGCATAAACCAGCGTATCTGTAATTCCCACCGAAGAACTGGTATTCGTAATCGTTGGTACCAAATATCCACCCAGATTCTGGCTCGCGGGTTTTACTAAAAAGAACACGCCGAACCCAATTAAAACACCTGCCAACGCTACCGCTAATGCCGTGAAATATGTTTTGTTTTCCATCTGTTTGTTTTATTAAGACCTTTATACCCTTGTTTTCCGCTTATCTCTGTCCGCAGTCACAAGCAACGGACAGAGTAAACGGGAAAATTACTTCCTACACGCCGCTGGTTGAGTCGTTGTCGCTGTTAAAACGCCTTCGACTGCCGTCACGTAGTTCAGGGTAGAACTTGTGGTGGTATCGCCGATGACGATACAACCCGGCGAATATCCAGCCGTCGCCGAACCCTTTCCCACAATTATCGTTGTGGTTGAAAGAGAAGACGAAAACTGCACATTCCCCGATTGCGTCAATGCTCCCGTGTTCGTCAATCCTCCACTCGTGGTCAAAAGTCCCGCATTGGAAATGGAGAGTTGCTGACCCGTACCGACATAGATGCCTTGCAGAAATGCCTCACTTTGCCAGTGAGTCACGCCCGGATTGGCACCCAATAGATTGGATACCGAGAAGTAGAGAACCGCAAACACAACCGCCACTACTGCCAATAAACCGATAATTATGTTTTTAGTCATTTTTTTGTGACCCAAATTATCAGTTTATTATGCCCAGTCCGAGGTATTGGCCGCGATTTTTACCCTGACCATCTCGCGCGCACCATCCGCAAAGGTCTTCTTGCCGTACCCAAGAAGCGATTTCACGATGTCCGAGAACTGGTCGGGATCGCGCACCACTTCAACGTGAGGCGGGATTTGGACAATCAAGTCCACGCATCCCTTCACGCAGAACAACGAGTCCTGGGTCTGGGCCGACCAAACATCGGCCGCAGCCGTCAGGGTCTCCGACACCACGATGTCGCCGTAGCCCGTGATGGTCAATCCACTCGCGCCTACAGCGGTTGCCGCAATCCTCCTTTTATCTCTAAGAAGGAACGCATCTTCGGCTGAGACAACTTGGTAACCAGCCGTAGATGACGCCGCAATTGCCGTTGCCGGTGCGTTCAACGCCGCCACAACATTGTTGATATTGTTGGTCGGGGTATCGCAGATAATGAGATTGCCCGCGACCGTCAGAGAGGTCGCGAAGGTGAAGGTCACACCTGCGATGGTTATCGTATCCGCCGCGGTCGGGTTGGTCGCTAATGCCAACGATGCCGTGTAGTAAAGGTTGTTCGAGTAGAGAATGTCCCACCCAAACAAGTTAGTCACCACACCGCGCGTGTTCACGCCATCGCCAAATACGGTGTTCCTGCCCGCCTGTTGGAGTTTCAATGTTCCGAGGAAGTGCCCGCCGATAACCGCCGTGCGTCCCGCCTTCGGAGCATCAATCGCATCCAACTTTGTGTCCGCCGCGATGAAGACCTGCGGGATATTGGAAGTATTAAGGGACATATTTGAACCAGGAGTCCCACCGATATTCCCGTCATCCAGTGACCACTGAGCATTAACCGCCTCATAAGTAACCGCCTGCTCAAGCGTGTTATTGTGCATCGCCATCATCTTTTTGGAGACGTTAGTCCCCAAATCAACGATGGATTGCCTTTTTTCCGTGTCGTCTATCGTCACCAGAGAGGCCTTCCAGGTGTCGACAGAAAGAGATTCAGACGAAGACGAAATAGCTTGAGTAGTTATGTCAGTACCCGGAGTGTATGTCGCCGACGCTGGATATGAAATTATCTGCCTATATACTAATTTGCCCTCTCCGGCAACTAACGTCTGGAGCGTAGTATTCGCAATTGCCATCGCTTTGTTGTCCACAAAGAGAGAGCGTTCTGCTTCCTTCGCCCAAAAGTAGGGAGATAATGAAGTTAAACTGTTTGCCATACATTATGGCGGTCAAATTTTAAGCCGTGAATCCGGGTTGCTGGCTTAACCACTTTTTGTACTCATCCCACGCCTTTCTGCCTTCCTCAGTGGTCATGTCAGCTTCTGGCGGACTCTCGACAGAAAAACTTGTCGCACCGCCCGTTTTCTTTGTTCGACTAATTGCGGCTTCTTCCGCCTTCTGCGCTTTCTCATGCTCCGCAACCTTGAATTGGATATACGGGTCAGAGAGAGCTTTTTTGATGTTGGTATTTTGCGCCTTCGCAATGCGGGAAATTTCTTTCTTGAGTTCATCTGGATACTCCAGTGCCTCAAGGTCACGTTTCTCTAATTGCTCGGCTATCAAACTACTCACATCTTCGAGAGATTTTGGGGTTCCCTTAACCTCCACGGGAGGAATCTTCTTCAGCGCCTCTTCTTTCTCGGTGCGTTGCTTGATTTTCTGGCCAATGGCTTGGGAAAGGTCTTTTTTGTGAGCCAATTCCCTTGCTACCGCCTTTTCAATTCTCTCGGCATCATCCACCTCATCGAAGCCAAACTCGGCGATGACCTCCGCACGCACCTCATCCTCCTTTACTTCCGCGAGAGCTTTTTGCTCCTGTTCCAATTCTTCGTTGGAAACAACTATTTTTTCGTCCATAGGACTTGTTTTAGGACTTGTTTTTTGTTTTGCTCGTTTGAGCGACTTTTTGTGATGTATTAAAAATCGGCGTCTGATGACGCCTATTCTACCGCCGAGGAAACATCACTAACCTCGGCGGCAAAATGGACGCCACCAGAGTGTGATGTTTTTGTATTGTTTGTATTGTTAAAGTTCCATCTATACTTTCCGTACTGAATATCCTTTCTTTTCAGCAAATCCTTTAGCTAAGTAACCATACTCCTTTCCGTGAAGTTCTTTCGTGTATATTCTAACCACATTCCCCGCCTTGTCAATTACAACCGCATCGCCCCTTTCGGGTTCTGGGATTCCACCCCCAACAACTTTCTTTTTTGTTTTCATGTTTTTATATCGACCATATACTCTTTTTTGTCCGCTCCCATTCTATCATACTCTTTGAGAGAAAGCAAGGGTGAGAGAATGTCCTGAAGTTTTTTATACGCCAACTGGCGTGCTCTCGTTTCTAACGCTATCTCCCATACTCCAGCTAACCCAATTCCTACATCATCAAAGCGGTTCAATTTTACCGCTTCCTCGGCGATGAAAACCAAAAGTTCCTTGACTTCAGGATTGTTTAACAGCTTCTTGAGCGATTGCGGGTTCATCTTTTTTAACGATAGTGACCTTTCCCGTGAGCAAATTGATGGAAAGTGAAGTCCCTTGGGGATACCCCAAACCGCCCAAGACCTGCTTCAATCTGGCTTGTTTGACATTCTCGCAGAGTTTAGCCACATCCTCCTGATATCGAACCATTCTCTTGCCGTCATAAACTAATGCGGTATTGCCTTTAATCTGGTTTGCTTTGAATCTCTCAGTAACGGCAATACGAGCTAACTCCCTCAATTCCCCCAGTTCGTTAGGGGAAAGTTTCCTTGTTTTGTTGAATATAATCATTTTAATACATTAACTACTTTCTCGAAACTTTCTATCTTCAAATCCGCCTCCTGTAAAGCGTACTCCTGCGTTATTTTTCCTATGTCCTTTTGGAATTCCTCGCCCTTTTGCTTCAAACGGAATTCTAACCTATCCTGTTGTTCTTGAATTGATGCTTTCTGTTCCCTTGATAGAAGCTGCCCTTTATGGAATTGAATAACATCGTTGAGTTCCTTAATGCGTTGAAGTTTCTTTTGCAGTTCAGTTTTGGAATTTATCATAATCCAGTGTCTTTTTTCCTCATCTCGATTCTCTGCCTGCGTTCCTCGTCTCGGCGGACTTTCGCCATTTCTTCGGGGTCGGTGACCAGCTTGAAAATACGTTCCCAATCCTTTATCCTTGCCTCCTTTTTCATTTCTTCTTCATTTCTTCTTCATTTCTTTTTCTTTCTTGGGACAAATCCGTATTCAATCGCATTAAGCAATCTTAATATCTTTTTGGCATTAACCTTGCTGGTAGCGGTTTGTTTTACCGACCAACGCCCATCTTTGAAGTGCATTACTTTGTTTCCTTGAAGTTTGTAGGGCGTATTATTTGTGGAATTTAGCCAATGTCTTTGCTAATCGCGCTCTCTTTGCGGTCTTAGGATTCCTACTTCTCATCGCCGCTGCCAATTTCTTAGCTGGAATCCTTGCCCCTGCTTTAATATGTAAGGTTCTCCTTAATGCTCCAGGATGTTTTATTGCCGATTTTATCCAAAATTTCTTTGCCATAATAAATTAAATTAAACGACCTTTGCTGTTAATTGATTTAACGGTGCGGGTTGTGGCTGAACTGGTTGTGAAGGTTGTGAAGGTTGTGAACGAGGCCAACTGGCGACATCGAATCCCTTTGATTTTAACACCTCATCCAGAATATACGACCTGCGAACTGGGTCAGCTTCTAAATTGATAATACCAACCAACGACTGGGTATCCTCTGTAATTGTAGATTGTTCCCCAACTATATCAACATACACATTTTCCTTGAACCCCTCAAACACCTTTTTAAGTCCGGAGATCAACAGTTGTGGCCTCGCCCTCAGTTCCTCCATCTTCTTGGATTTTAACACGTCAGCAATTTCCTTGGTATGCGGACCAATGGCCAAAAGATTATCCAAGTACCACCCATCTACAATCATCGTCCTGACCCTGTTAAGTATCTCAGAATTACCGGTAAGATTCACGACATCGTCCATCGTCAAATCATCCACCATCTTTGGTATCAGCCATTCTTTGAATATCTCCGAGAAGGGGATAGACAGTTTCTCGCGGATGAAATCAAAAAGTTTACCAGCATTCACATCCAACAGTCGCGTGGTTCCCAATGGCGTTCCCGACGGCGGCGTTATTCCCCGAATGACCTCCGTTGAATTTGCGATGTCGTTCGCCAGATTAACAAGCCGATTCCACTCGTTCGCAAGCTGGTCAAATCCTTCCATTCTCACGTTTACCTGCTCCAAACTTCGGGTTTTTATAATGTCTCCGCTCTTCAGGTCAGTCAAAATGTTCTGGATTATCAACCTATCTGCGGACTTGAATACGGTCTTGGAAGCCCACTCCAACCCTTGGGCGATTTGATTGCCGATCTGGTTTAGACGCACCTGCACATCAAACAATAATTCATACAATCCTTCCCTCCACCAGCGTCCTTTGTACTTCCCGCGGTGGTATTCTTTGTAGGGCATTTTCGGTATCTTGTCAGAGAAAAGGACATACTCAATCTTCGCGCCTCCGGCCGTTCCTTTGGTACCCGCCACGACTACTTTGGCCAAGACATATTTATCCTCGTCATTGTTTTCAACATCCTCGCCTTTCTCTATTTTCAGGTCTTTCAAACACACCTCGCCGTTACGCTCATAAATATCATAGTATGGAACCGTGGTATCGCTCGCCTGCGCTTCAATTGTAGAAGAATAGGAATCACTCTTGCATCCCTCTATGACTTCTTTAACATTCTTCCAGACCCTGGATTTAGCCCTTAAGTCCGATTGGGAGAACTGGTGCCTTTCAATAACCGGGGTTTCGGTAATGTGTTCAGCCGTCTGGTTGATTATGTAGGTATTCCGCAAATCGCACCGTTCGTATCCTCCCCTCACCTTCTTCCAGAGTACATTCCCCCATCCGGCACCCTCCTCCTCGGCGGAGTTAATTTCCTCGGCTTGACCGTTGTCTCTCATCCAATCCTTTATTTTTAGGTTTATAATATGGGTCCCCAGCTCATCCACTGGTCTGTCCGATTTAGCCCTAAAATTCTTGGTGTCTATATCTACATTCTTCACCTCGGCGTTAATGCACGAAGTAATTTTATCGTACCAATACTTGTAATTTCCCTGCTTATCAAATTTCCCCGTAGGATAGATGTGATTTTCAAATAATCCAATCCGCCTCACCAGCTTATATTGCGAGAAGCGGCAATCTTCAGATACATTAACCTCTTTGGTCAAATAATCCGAAATCTCGGTTTCTATCTGTTTCGTGAGGTTACTTTGTAACATTTTGACAAGTATAGCAGATTTTCAATCAGAACGCAATACTACAACCAATACTACAACCAATACTACAACCCAGTATCGCGCATAAGGGTTTCGCGCATCTGCCTCGTTTCAAACTCCTTTTGAGCTAAACCCCTTGGGTCAATATATTGGTTCGCCTGAAGTCCACTTATAGCGTACCGCAAAGCATCCAGGGCATGATCATTAGCTTTTATTGGTCTTTCGGGGTTATTCCTATCACTGTCCCTTTCTTCGGTCGAATAGGTTTCAAACTCATAAATGAGGTTTATACATCGCTTGTTCACCATCAAATCGCCCCTCAAAAGCAATTCCCTGATCTTATTGATACCATTCGTAATACTGTCTTTGTTTTTAATAACCTCACGCACATTGACATTCCTTGACCTCAATTCTTCTATTGCAGAGGGACTTTCGGGGTCGGGGTAGGTTTCTACAAACTTGCACGCACTCACATATTCCGCCAGTTGGGCATCCGTCCTTTGCCGTTTGTACCATTCGTCCTCTACATAGTATTTGCGCCCATCATTATGATAAATATGAAGCACTGCCGCAGGGTTTGTATAACCAAAATCAATACCTCCGGCCTTTTCAAATTCTCCATCGGGCAACTTATCGTAGAGGTTTTTCTCTCGCGAAAACTCCTTGTATACTAACCCTTCTGTTTTTGAGAACTCTCCTAAATACTCTTGTGCAAAGCGTTGGGGGGTCATCTGCCCCTTCGCCACATCTATTTCTTCTTTCGGGATGAATGGATTATCATAACTCGTAAAATGAAAACTCTTGAAATCCTTGTCGCTCAATTCCGCATTGAATAAATCGTAAAAGTGATTAAATCCTTTTGGAGTTGAGGTGAACAACACCTCACCTCTTGTATCGGTAAGTGTGGGTCGCAGAACCTCCTGCCAGTTCACCCAAAAGTTACGCATCATCGCAACCTCATCAATAACGAGAAAATCAAACGCCTGACCACGGAGCGTTTCTATACTCTCCCACCCGTGAAGCACTATCAAGCTTTCACCGCCCCTAACCGTCCTCGTGTGTATCTCCAAGCGCGATTCGTTGGCTTGGATTATAATCGGTCTCAACTCCCTTTTAAGCATCTCCCATGCGATGTCCCGCGCTTGAGCATAGGTAGGAGCGACATACGCAATACGACAAGGTTTTGAGAGTGCCTTGCCCTTAATCTCCTCGACAGAAAGGGTTGTCTTGCCTCCCCTTCGTCCCATACATACCACCCTAAATCTATGCCGGTCTTTCGCTATTTGGCTCTGTGCTGGTGATAGGTACATCGTTTTTTTCTGCCACTTCCTTGCTAATCTCTATAAGTATTTTACCTCCATCCTTACCGCCCAACTCTATTCTCTGCGGAGCTTTACCAAATAACTGCTCTGTCGCTAACCTCATAACGTCGGGTTTCGTGAGTGCCTGTTTCTTTATCGCCGCCATCAATTTCTTAATATCGTTCTCGGTGTAATAATCCTGAAACCCCCTTTTAATCTTGCTTATTCTCGATTTCCTGCCCGAACCGGGTCTTTTTCCTCCTTTTGCCATAGATAAAATTGATTTATTTCAATTCACTTATAAATAAAGTTTTCTTCTCTCTCTATAATCGGAAAGTCAAACCCATCGTTCAAGTTATCGTTCAAGTTATCGTTCAAGTTATCGTTCAAG